AGCACCCTTTTCAATAGCAAGCTGGTTACTTGCCTTAATAAGATAATAAGACCAGGCTTCTGCATACTCATCAACAAGCGCAAGTGCACGAGAATCACTATAACTCATATCATTCTTTGCAAGGAAATATGCGAAGTTAATGATACCAACGCCAAGTGGACGACGGTTCATCGTGCTTAACTGTGCTGCAATGACTGGATAGTTCTGATAATCAAGTAACGCATCAAGACCACGAACAGCAAGGTCACACATCTTTTCAAAGTCTTTTGGTTCTTTAACATTGCCCCAATTGATTGCAGAGAGTGTGCAAAGTGAGATTTCACCTTCTTCATCAAAGATATGATTGAGTGGCTTTGTAGGTAGTGCAATTTCAGCACAAAGATTGCTTTGCTTGATTACAGCCTTACTTTCAATAAACGCACCATGAGTATTAGCATGGTCAACATTCATAAGATAGATACGACCTGTATTCTTGCGTTCTTCCATGAACTGTGAGAATAAGTCAATGGCTTTGTAGGTTTTCTTGCGAATCTTTGGATTCTTCTCTGCCTTTTCATATAGTTCTTTGAACTTGTCTTGGTCAGCAAAGAAAGCATCATAAAGACCTGGTACATCGCTAGGTGAGAAGCAAGTAATATCACCACCACTTAGCAGACGCTCATACATAAGTTTGTTAAACTGCACACCATAATCCATTTGACGGATACGGTTATCTTCTGTTCCCTTGTTGTTCTTGAGAACTAATAAGTCTTCTACTTCATAATGCCACAGTGGGTAATAAAGCGTAGCAGCACCGTTACGAACACCGCCTTGTGAGCATGATCTAACTGCTGCTTGGAACATCTTATAGAATGGAATTAATCCTGTGTGAGAGGCATCGCCACGACGGATAGGAGAACCGATAGCACGAATAGAACCAGCCCCAATACCGATGCCAGCCTTTTGTGAGACATACTTAACAATCGCACTGCTTGTTGCATTGATGCTATCTAAACTGTCGCCAGTTTCAATTAACACACAAGAGGAGAACTGACGCTGTGGTGTGCGAAGACCAGCCATGATAGGGGTTGGAAGAGAAATATCATGCTTAGAAATAGCATCGTAGTAATCACGCACATACTTTAAGCGAGTTTCTTGTGAATACTTGGCAAATAGGGTTGCGGCAATAAGTGCATACGCAACCTGTGGCGTTTCCATAATTTCGCCGGTAACACGATTCTGCACCAGGTACTTGCCACGAAGTTGTTCCATAGCAACATAGGTAAGTTGCATATCACGCTCGTGTTCAACGAACTTATTAATGCTTGCCCATTCTTCTTCAGTATAATCGGTTAGAAGATTGGCATCATAAAAACCACTGCCTACATTCTTCTTGATAATATCTATTAACGGAAGTGGATGATAGTCATTATATACTTGCTTGCGAAGATGATAATTTACAAGACGACCTGCAACATATTGGTAATTTGTTGCTTCTTCACTAATAAGATCAGCAGCAGCCTTGATTAGCGTTTCCTGTAGTTCACTGGTTTTAATGTTATTATAAAATTGGATTTGACTACGCAATTCTAATTCACTTGCACTTACACCACTTAAGTTCTCAGTTGCCCAAAATACTACTTTGTGAAGTTTTTCAATATCCAATGGTTCCTTGCGACCATCACGCTTAATAACATTGATTGGCATTATATCTCTCTTTCAAATTTTTAAATTTTTATGGGTTACGCTGTTTATGAGTTCTGCCGTTGACGGGACAGTGAGGTTATTTACAACCTCGCCTACACTATAATTGAGCGTATATAATCCGTCTTCGCAGCGTAATAAATTAAGGTATTCATGATTTTTTCTATCCTTGTAAATCTCTATTTTCATAGTATCACGAAATGGATAAGAAGTATAGTATAAAGTGTAAAACATGCCGAGAGCACGTGCTACATCACAGTAATTGCCTTCACTGACAAGTGTCCATGGATCAGGCCAGTCTCTGCAATCATCATATTCAAGATAATTTGGAACAAGTGGGCATCTAGCCCAATCCTGTGCTACAATTTGCAAATGATTGCTTGCAATACTGCGACGATATGAACGCCATTCTAAAATTTTATTATCAGAGCGTCCAGAAAACCAATTATAACATTTCAAGGTATCTGATTGCATAGTTGAGTAGACCCGTTCCATTTCCATCTGATGTATAAGTTAAATCGGTTCCATTGAAACCAAATGTTACTCCAACATCTGAATTTTGAGTGCTATCATCATCTATACTATAAACACCAGAAGAAGTCAAACTAAATTTTAACATACCAGTACGCACACCGCTATTTCGTGAAATACTATAATCCATGAGAATATTGGCTATTACACCAGTGAATCCATCATCATATCCAGTAGCCAGTGCAGCAGTAGTACTGGCAGCAATTGCTAAACTCTGGCCATTATTATGCTGTATGGTTCCTAATCTTAGGGCTTCACTATAATTCCATTCATTACTATTTGCAGTTTCTGATACTTTATTTGTATCGGTTCTATCATAACTATCACCAATACTTGAACAACCAACGGCTGTGTTGTCCCAATAGATTACTGTCGTGGATGGAGTTGATGCACCATTTAAGTGATCGCCAACATCTTTAAAATAATTTGTTAAACTAGTAAAGTTATTACTGTTTGTTACATAAACACCATTTTGATAGATAGCATCCATGACACTATTTGCTAGTGTAAATCCTTTTGAATTTGTTCCAATTAGGTATACACCATAATAAAGATTATAGAATGTGCAACTATCAATAAGTGCATTAGAAGCATATTGACTTGCTGGCAAGTAAACGCCACTATTAAATCCATTGAATAGGCAATCAATCATATTAACATCACTTGCAAATGCAAGATTACGACCTAATATTTTAACACCAGCAGTTGTGTTGCCACTAATCGTGTCAGTTGCTGAAATTACCGTACTATTTGGTCCTTGTAGTCGCACATTATCAAGAGTGACACGACTGGCACTATCGATAATAATACCATCATTTAAACTTTGTAGCGTTAAGTTAGTAATTGTAATATCAGTTGGCAAACTTGCGCCATTCAATCCAATTAAGTTTCCAGTTTGTTGCAAATTGTCAGCAGTATACATTACCCAAGTAACATATGGATATACATACGGATTTGCAGTTTGTGTGATTTGTGTATTAAATGTTCCTTCGCCAATAATTCTAGCATGTGAAGGAACATTTATACTGCCACTTACAATATAATTGCCTGCTGGAAAATAAAGAGTTTTTCTGGCAGCAATACTGCTTGTTCTGCAATAAAGTTCATATAACGCACGGTTAATTGCTTCTGTATCGTCAGTTACACCATCGCCATGTGCACCAAAATCTTTTATGCTAACAAAGTCATCTAACTTTCTTTGTAAACTTCTGACGGTGCTATTTCCGCCATAACTAAAACTTAAACTAGTCCACGCAATGCCATCACTGCTATAAGAAACTTGACCACTTGCACCAACCGCAACAAATTGAGTAGTATAAATTACATTGTTTAACGTGTCATAAAGTTGTTGTGTACTTTGACGGAAGTACTTGTATTGGCTCGTACTGTGATATGTATAACCATACTGACCAACAATTACATTGTATGTTCCGTTGGTTGCTAGACTATAAACATCAGGTGTTAACAAGTTAGCACTATAATAAACACTATTTGCAGACCAGGTTGAAGCATCTCTTCCAGTAATATATGTTAAACCAATATCACCTACTGCATAAAAATATGTGCCACTATAAGCAATACTCTGGAAGTCACTTACAGTATAAGTTGTTTTTGTATACCAAGTTGTACTATTTGAACTTAGTAACAATCTGCCATTGTCGCCAACAGCAATATAGTAACTATATGTTGTTGTATTGGGAGCAGTAAATGTCAGATATATAACTTGGTTCAAATCACCAACGCTTACGGTTGCGCCCGTAGGATCGGTTGCACTATTGCTTAGTGCAGTAGTCCAAGTAGTACCATCACTACTAGTAATACCAATACCGCCACGACCAACAGCAATTGCCTTATATGTACCGCCACCTAAATTAGCCACCGTAACACTACGCAAATCAACTGTTACACCGCTACTACGAGTAGTCCATGTTGTTGCATTAGGACTAGTTATGACAGTTCCACTTGCACCAACCGCAATCCAAGTAGTTGTTGATAGTTTATAAACACTTAGAAGATTATTTGAAGTTCCACTAGTGCGTGATGTAAATGTTGTACCGTTTGTACTGGTTAGAATTACACCGCTATCACCAACGACAACCCATGTTGTTCCATCGTAATATAGTTCGTTAAGACCAGTTGACACACCACTTGTGCGAGAAGTCCAAGTTGTACCATTACTACTGGTATAAATTCCGCCACTGCCAGTTAGTACAGTAAATAATCCTGCGCCATTGTGATAAATGTTTGTAAAATTTTCAATACCACTTGCAACATTTGTAACATAAACAAACGATGTAGTTGTTGCCTTGTAAACATCACCCCAACTAGTAATAGCCCAACCAAATGTGCTGTCTGTAGTAACTGCAACAAAGGTGTCAATTAAACTACGATACCATACGGTGCCATCGCTACTATAAAGTGCTTTACTGTTTTTTCCAGTTGCAACATATGTGCTGCCTTGGTAATCAATACCAAGCAAATCACTGTTGCCGACAGTTTGGCTGCTCCAACTTGTTGCTGTATTATCACTGCTTGTTAGAATTACGCCGCCGCTACCAACAGCAACAAATTTAGTACTACCGAATACAACACTGTTAAGTGGAGTTGTTATACCGCTTGTGCGAGCAGTCCAGGTTACACCAGTGCTACTGGTATAAATGCCACCAAGAAGAGTTACGGCAACAAATAAACTATTACCAAATGCAATATTGTTTACTGTGGTATATGAAACTGCACCACTTTTCTGCCAAACTTTTCCGTCGCTACTATAAATTACTGTACCGTTTGCCCCACCAGCAACAAATGTACCACTTCCATATGTGATAGTAGTTAGGTTACTTGTTGTTCCGCTAGTTGTGTTTGTCCAAGTAACGCCATCTAAACTGTATAAGATATGCCCACCGCTACCAACAGCAACATATGTGCTATTACCATATGCCACGGCATTGTATACTGCACGAGCATTACCTGTTTGTGGATTATAACCAGCATCACTATTCTTAAAACTATAAGTGTTTGCTAAGTTTAGAATATCACTGTATTCTGTGAGAATTTCAGTGTTGCCAGTTTCTGGCGCACCATCATTAAGTGTACCATTACCAATAAACAATTGGCGAGTGTCTACGCTATAGCCTAGTTCTGCTTTGCTTAACTGTGGTAGGTTCTGGTTTAAGCCACTACGATGTGAAATACGTGATATTTGAACGATTGACATATATATCTCTCTTTAGAGATATTTATGGTTTATCCGCATAGAACTCCCAAACTCTATCCCACCAAATTTGTGTCCATATATCAAACTCTTCACCGTTAATAATCCAACGCTGTGGTTCACAATCTTTAGAACACATTAAGATTACAATTTGTGAAATATTGGTATCAAATAACTTATTGTGAGCAGCAGCATATGCAGCACCTTGGATAAAGTAATCCGAAATCCATTCAGTTTTCTTAGGTTTATTGGTTTGTTTATAGTCTACGATAGATGGTTTACCGTTATATACGCCTACAAGGTCAGTTGTGCCAGCATAAAGTTGCGGATAGTATAGCGCAGTTTCCATACCCCAATACTCTTGCATCTGACCTTTCATGTACTCATCAATGATAACCGTTGCCATCTTAGCGGCTTGGCTATGAACCATATTACCACCCGTTTTAAGATCGCCAAACTCAAGCCAGTTTTCTAACTGCTTGTGCATTGAGGTTCCACGACCAGCGGCTTCTGTGGTAATTTCTTGTGCTTTTGCCACACCTACCCGTTTGCGCCACTCATACAGTGACTTCTTCTTTTCTTCGCTTTTGGTTTTGTCAAGAATAGTTGTAACACTTGCCACAACATCGCCATCTGGCGTTTGGTACCTGCGACCCTCATCAGTTTCTTTACGTGTGATTTTTTTATAATCATACAGCGGATTGTGTGTTACATATGGATTTGTCATAATAATAAACTACCACAGATTTTTAAATCTGTCAAGTGTTTATTACCAACTAATATTCCAATAAATGTGTTGAGCATCACTGCTTGCACGACTGACCGTATAACCTAATTTTTGAAAGTTTTCTATCACAGATGCCATTTGACCTGCTGCCAGGTTATTTGCTGTCGTAGTTTGCCAGCTACTATAATAGTTTGCATCAAGTGTCATTGGAGTTCCAACAACGGTATTTGCACCAATCATGGTTTGTGTATTACCATTAATTTGCACAGATGTTTTGTTATTGTCAACCGCATTAATAATATTGATGTTCAGTAGAGCAAGTTCAGTCTCAACGACTACACTGTCTATGCTTTGAATTCTTGCATTTGTTGCTGTAAACATTCTTTACTCCACCGTATATTTATTTCTTCTTACGACGACCAGCACAGTGAGCCTTTTGACTGAAGCCTTTAGGATGAGAACAATCAATACTACGCTTGTATTTCTTGCTCCACTTTTCAGTCAGTTCCGCTTCTTTGACAATCTTCTTGTTCTTTTTTACTTTATATTTCTTGCCATCAACTATAAAATACTCTAGATTATTTTTTCTGGCAGTGTTAAGAGCACCTAAAAAAGCATTGCCTTCACCAAGACTTAGTTCTTTATCTGTTTCAATAGTTTCGGCATCATATAATTTCTGAATTAAGCCAGTGTTGCGAAGTAGTTTGAATGCTAGATTTTCTACACCAAACTCGCCGTTCTTTTCCAATCCACTTTGACGCATATCTTTAATGCGTTTTTTAAGTCTGGCGATAGTTTGTGGATCGCCACTTTCAAGTGCTTGTTTAATTTCTTCTTCTAAGTGTTCAAACTTGTGTTCAATGTTAGTAATATCTGGTTTTGCAGTTATCTTTTTAGGAAATGCAACCCAATTGTCATTATAAACGCTGTAAACACCATTTGATATGTGAGCATCTTCGCTGCCTTGAACATATACTTCTACGGCATGTCCTAAGATAGTAATATCGTGTTGGTCATTGAATATTACTTTTTTAGCTTGGAATAAGTCTTTGAGATTAACCTTACAAGGTCCATTACTGTTAGCAATAAGATGAAGGTCAATATCACTTTTGTTATTATAATTAAAACTAGCATTGCTACCACTTATTGTAATATCGGTAAGTTCTAAGTCTTCTACATTGATAAACTCAACAAATGCTTTGGCAATTTTAAACAGCGCAAGACGAACTTGCGGTTTTAAACGATTTCCTTCCCATAAATCTGGGTTAAGTTTATCGTGAAATGTAGTTAAGGTTTCTAAATCACCTATGCGCATTAAGTATTTAGATTAAAACTTACTTGCTTTGCTAGCCATATTATCTACGGTAGAGGATTGCTTTTCAGCCTCTGCTTCATCAGGTTCTTTGTTAGCAATACTTTCTTTGCCCAACACAATATGATCTTTGTTATAATTGCCAATCATGTCTTCAATTGCTGGTGTACTTTGCATAAGTTCTTGTAAATTATCATAGTTAAAACTATAACCAGCATTGTTCATTAACTTGGCAATATTTGCCATTGGTATCTGTGTACCAGGTTTGGTTTTATTCTCCAGATATTGCAGAATAGTCATCAGAACACCTGCCTGACTTTTTACGAAATCTGGAGCAACCTCAAGCAATTTCATAATTATGCTCTACGACCACGACCTAGTTGTTCAGTGCCACCAACAGCAGTGTCAGCAGCATCTAATTCACTTTCACCACCACGAGGAGGAGTGATTGCCTCATCACCGCCTAGTGGTGCATTCATATCAGGAGCAGCGCCGCCCATGTCACCACCCATATCAGGAGCAGCAGCACCAGTATCCATTTCACCGCCACCATACACGCCACGACTTGCATTATCAAGTGTATCACGTGCACTGTTTGCAGCGTCTAACAGACCTTGTAGGGTTTGCTTGGTTGAATCATTAAATGAGTTAGCCTGTTCCATGCCAACTTCATCTTTCATAGCACTAACAAGTGCTGGCAGTTGTTCATTTTGCATCTTGCTGATTTTTTCAACGATGTCCTGAACTGTATCAGTAAGATCACGAGTAGCCATAGTGACACGTGCTTGTTCAATTTCACCTTCGGTAAGGGCTGGTGGGAGATTAATGCTTTCGTTCTTTGCCATCTTAGTAGCAGTAGCATACATTACTTCCTGACCACGCTTGCCATAACGCTTCTCAAAATCACCTTTCTTACCTTTAAGAGCCATTGCATAATGCTCACGCTTCTTAAGTTCGCTAGGTGATAACTCACGTTCATTTAGACTTACTGCGCAATAATCAGTGATTGCTTGCATTTTTTCTGCGATAATTTTACGACCATGTGCCATTTCGTTCTTCCATGTTTCTAGGACTTTGCTAACCATAACAGCTTCCATATATTCTGGAACACGTTCCGCATAGTGTGCTTGGTTAGTTCGCTTAATGTTTGTCATTTTGGTGTTAATAGTTGACAGCATACGATTAGCATCGCTTTCATTAATCTTGTTAAGATCAAGCTGCCAGTTATATACTTTGTTTAGCTGCTTATTCAGGTCATTTGCTGATACAGCGTTAAATTCTTTTACAAACATTTTATTGCCCTTGCATTTAATAATATTTATGCCAACGCAACACTTTTTTCTAAAAGATAGATTTGTTGACTTAACAAGTCTAATTCACTGTCAACACGACTAAGACGATCTGCTGCTACATCATTTTCTGGGTTGTTCTTTAATCGTATACGAAAGTAATTTTGATCTTCAAGGTAAATGTCTAATTGACGATCAATCACGCTAACACTGCTTATATCCTGGTGCATACGCTTTGCAACAAGCGCAGCGGTTAGTATAGCCAAACGGCGTTGTCGTAACACAGTGATAGTAGTTTTATCTTTAATCACGCACCATGAGTTGTCGTTGGGTTTTACTTCGACACCATTGACTACATATCCGTTCCCCACGGATTTTACAATCACTGCGCCCTTGTTAGGCAAGTGATTGTATTCTTCCGTGACGAATTTTTTGATTTTGTTGAGGGTTTTGCTTTCATTAATCATGCTATTAACTTAGCACAAAGCGTAACCACTTGTCAATTAACTATGCGTTTTTGCCACATATAATATAAGTCCCAATAATGCCGTTAATAGTGAGCCAATAATGCCAATTCCTAAGCCAACGAGTTTTTTATAAGCCAAAGTTTCTTTTTCGATTAACATAGATTTAATTTCGCTGACTATGGTTTCAACTTTTGCAAGTCTAAGTTCCATAGTGTCCATTTTCGTATCCATTTGTTCATAACGCTCTGCACAGATATCGACATGCGCTTCTAAACTGGTTCGCTCTATTTCATATGGTTTCTTTGCCATAACAACTCCATGCATTGCAAATATTATTTATTATGACACTTATAATAATAAAAACACTATATTTTGATTATCACCATGTGAGATTGTATAATGGTCAAGGTCTGTTACGGTTTCTTCTAATCCAGTAATCATTGGTATTAGATTAATAGTGTTCTTTAACTCTGTTAAATTGCCATCAAAATCATCTATATCAAAGTCAAACATCCAAATTTCTTCGTGACCACTATACTTTGAACCAAATCCTAGACCATCTATGTTGCGAAAAAATCGTTTTGGGTAAGATTGGATGGTAGGGATTGATTGCAAATTAATTGCTTGTAGTAGTGTGTGCCAGTTTTTAAGTTGGTCTGCAGCATGATAGTCACCATTTCTGGTAATATCAAATAGTGTCATACATCTAATCATGTTTTTACTTATAGTAGAGTAATTTAGACAAAGAAAAAGGGCGATTTCTCGCCCTTGAACTTTGTAATATATCTAGGATATATTAAGTGTAGCTTAGCTTGAAACCACGGTTTGCGAATACTGAACCACTGCAATCAACTGCGTTGTTACCAGCAGCAGTTAGACTGCGAACAGTTGCCTGAACAACGCTTGCGATACCAGCATCAGTTGATGCAAGACCTTGTGCGCCTTCAAGAAGTAGACTGATGTTACCACCGCTGCTTGCTTCAATCTGATATGCAAGAACAGTCACGTTTGACTCAATTGCGTTTAGGATTGCAGGAATTGCGTTGTT